TTTAGTTTGATTATTTGACTGTGCTGCTCTTGAATTGTGGCACTATCTAAACTCGCCAAAACTATGTATTTTTCCTGTTTTTGGCGGCATTTGTGAAGTTCTAACAGACGCAAATTAATTTCTTTTATCGTGCTGTCTGAGTATTGACAGAAGACTCTCTGTGGTGTTAACAGAAGTAATGCTATCAGCAAAGACTTTGTAAATACTGTCGTGATTTTTTTCAATCTCATAGATTTCTCTAATAATAATAAGCCTACTCGTATCAGGTTGGGATGTCACAGTAACTTTCGAGGTAGGGCGTGTTAACGCTAATACTAATAGAATGACCAGCAACAACGTCTGTGCTGCTATCAAAAAATGGTTCTGCTGCTGCATTTACAATAAGTTCAAAATCTGTTTCCGTCACGTTTCTTCTAAGAAGTGTGACAATGTCTAAAATAATACCTGCGCTATCGCTAAGAACCTCGATAGTGTTAGAGCTACTTTCAAAGGCTCTATCCATCACCATAAGTTCAAAGTTGTAAGTTACTAATCTTGTTTCTGTGTTAAATTGAAAACCGTTAGGAACTAACCAAACGAGAGGGTAGTATTTAACCTCTTCAACTGCAAAATCAAAGTCAGCCCCTACTGCGAACTTTCCCACCATTTTGTGGGACTCTGCTTGAGTCTGAATTTTTTGGATAATCTGATTTAACGTCATAAAGTTTAATTAGTTTCTGTTCGTTTTTAAGCCGCCATTTATTCTTCGGGGAAGTCATAGTTTGAAAAGCAATCATCATTGTTACCTGGTAAGTACATACCGCCAAATAAAGCCGTGTTTTTTGGCTTGATGACATCGAAGCCACTACCAGGATTTAAATACTTAGGGTAAATCTGTGGGTACTCCTTTAAAAAGTTACGCAATCTTTCAGCGTAATACTCTGCCTTGTCTCTGTAGCGTTGCTCGATGAGTGTCAACTCCTGAGGTGTTACAGGTTGAGCAAATTCTGCCTGACGTGAACTTACGGACTTGTTTAAAAACTTAAAAGTCATCGGAAGCATTGACTCAACAAGAGTGTAGTACTTCAAACAAGGTGCAATATATGAGTCTAAAAGAGTCGTGTTGTCAGCAGTTACGTTACCGTTAAAGGTCTGCAATTGCAGTTCGTCATATATCCCTGAACCAATGATGTCACGAATATACACTTCTTGTGCCTCTTTTATGGCACTTTTAAGTAATTTATCATCAAGATTTTCGTTGATGGGTGTGTTATCCTTTAAGTAGGTAACTGAAATGAAATAAACAAAGTTAGCCATTGATTTTTCTTCTTAATAGTTGTGATTTCCAAATGTGTCTGCAATAAGGGACGTGAATAGCAGGTGAAGAGCCTTTAACCGTCATCCAACCGCCTCTTCTTTCCCAAGCGTTGTAGCCTACTCTTGATGAAATTGTATCGATATCTTCACGAGTGTACACACGATTTAACGCGATTAAACTTCTGCAAAAATCTCGTGAAGTAGGAATGATTTCAGCTCCGCTTATTCCTGGTCCTTTTTCGTAGGTATAACGGACTAAAAGTTCTGTTCCTAACCCAGAGTCTACAAGAGTCTTAGTACCTTGCTCTGTGACGTTTAAAATGTTATCTGCTGAGGTGATTAAGCCGTCGTTTATAAGTTTGGTTACTGCCTCCGCTACTTTGTCAGCATCTTGCTTAATGTTGTTCGCAAGGTCTTGAAGAGTTAACTCTGTGTTTCCGTTTAAAAACTGCAGAATAATAAGTTCAAGAGCAGAGGCAAAATCAAAAGGGACTTTTTCAAACTTAGAAGCTAATTCACCGAATTGCTCAAATACTGCAAGGTCTTTGTCGTCATCCCAACCGAAAGGATTGTGATTGCAATTATTTTGAGAAGACATTGCAACGGTGTCGCTCATGCCTAACTCTCTACGTGCCTCAGCTTGTGATATAATGCCTTTTTCAAATAGTTGGATGTAATCTAAACCGATAGGAGGCTTGTTTTTAGTTTTTAGGGTTACAGGCACAATAAACTTAAAAATAGAAGTTAACGCTCTGTCCATTTGGTTTTGACGTGGCTCAATGTAAGCCGTCTGAAAAGCCTCGTAAGCCTCAATAAGTTCTGTTCTGCCTCCAAGTTGAGATTCTGTCTTTATTCCGAACAACATCGGAGAGGTTACACGATGAGCCATCAATATTTCTTGCTGAACCGTTTGGTTTAATAGGTCAAACTGCTTGTCAAAGTCAGACGGTGCTAAGTTATTGACAACAGATGGCGTTTCGTTTGGATCGTTGAATTGGATAATAATAGAACCTGCGTTATCTGTTCCGCTAAAGTTTTCTTTGAATCTCTTAATAGTCTGACGCATCTCTTCAGGTGTTGGAACGCCTTTGAAGAGCTGTAATAGGGTTTGTGCTGAGAAACCACTCTTTATGCTATTAAGGTGAAAATTTGCAATCTCCGTGTCAATTTCAATGTATTTTAAAGCACTTTGATACGGTGCAGTAGGATATTCGCCTTGACCTGCTTTGTACATTTTGAAATAGTACATTTGCTTATTTTCACGAGTAGATGGATTCCAGCAGTAGTAGTAAATAGGATCTACTTTTCTGTCGCTCCAATCTTCAGCGTACCAATAGTGACCATCAAGAGAATGACGTACATTTTGAAAAGGTAAGTGATAAATCTCAGCGATTGAAGTTTTAGCTTTGTTCCAAATGATTTCTAAAGCAAATCCATCAAAGAGTTCAAGGTCAGCCGCAATCTTTGATTTAACGTCATCAAATGACTCGTAAGCGTTAATCGAAGCAAGTCTATCATTTGCGATTGTTAGTTGCTCTGTGTTGTTTGCTATAACCTCAGTTTTGTCACCTGCTATATATTGAGCCTTTTGACTTACGATTGCTCCGTGCTTTGGGGAACTGTTGTAAAGGTCAATTAACATCTGTGGGTACTTGTTATCAGTACCATAAGTGATATAGTTCTTTGCCTTATTTTCTTTGAAAACAGGTATCTTGCTTTCGGCAAAGTTTATTCTTGCAAATTCTGTCATCTTCCTTGTCCTTTATATGGTTTGAATGATTTGTGTTTGTTCTTGTGTTTGGTGTGCCTTCTGAGTTTATTCTTAGGCTTTGCTTTAAATAAGTTAATTTGCTGCTTTGCCATCTTTGCTAAATAAAAGTAGTAAACCTCCGCCAATAAATGCCGTAAACTCAGTTAATGTTGCTTTTTCAAACCACACGAGAATAAATCCTACGCCCATAACGCCAAGCCCTAAAGCAGTAGATTTCCAATTTTTAAATATACGGTCAATCATTGTATTTATGGTAAGTTGTGTAATCTATATAATGAGTGTAGCCTTGACAATCTTCAACAATATAACCTCCTTCTACTTCGTTTATTATTACCCACTCTTTCATTTGCGTAGTTTTTTAATGTAATAAGCCGCACCAAGTAAACCCGTAACGATGGCAATCATTCCACCGATAGCAGAAATAATAGGATTCCAAGTCGTAGCAATAGAGCTAAAAGCACCTACAAAGGACGTTGTAGTTAAAGCGTTAGCGGTTGTATCAGTTAGTTTCATCGAATGGGAAAGGTGTTGGTTTAGGTATATATTCGCCCGTTGGTAGGTCTAAAAGGTATAAATATTCTTGTGGTAAAATTTCTTTATCTTGCTCTGATAAAAACAAAAACCAAACATCATTGATATCTTGAACACAATTAAAGAAAATATCAGTAGAAAAAAATACTCCTTGTATTGCTTCTTTTTGTTCTTCTGTTAAAATATAGCCTATCATTATACTTGACGTTTTAAATTATTTATTATTTCTTTAAACATATCATTATCATAACTTCCTCTTGCTTTATTTGCCCACACACAAACAAACTGAACATTTCCTTTTTGATATCCTAAATCATTATTAATCCTATCCAAAGACACTAAATAAGGGTTAGATGTCATTTCACGCTTTTCGGTATATGTTTTAGGGCAAAGTAATTTAGAGCCAGTCAAAGCACATTTGTAATTTTGTAATTTTAAAACACTTTGCAAATATTCTATGCTTATTTTAAATGGATAATTTCTTGACTTGGCATTTGCTTTCCATCTATTAAACAAAGCATTATGTATGTCTTGCGTTCCTCCTTTATTACAATTTCTTGGTTTGCGTTTGCCTTCTGCCCATACCTTTGTCATTCTTGCACCTTGACCCTTTAGTCTATCTATGCCATTTCTATCTAATAAGAATCTTACTTTTTCTGCCCCAATTTTATATTTTTTTACTAATGCAGATTGTGTTAGTCCATTTTTATAATCCTCACACAAATCATCTTCATAATCAAACTTTAATTGTTTAATGTTGGCATACATTTCGGATTTGCCCATCATTGGTACTCCTTGCATTTTTAAGACTCTTCTAACTCTGTCTGTAGTGGCATTTAAATCACTTGCAATTTGTTGTACGGTTTTTTTGCCATAGTTGCTTACAATGTAATTAGCATCTAATGGTTTTAATGTAGTCCATTGTCTTCCCATCATACAAATATACAACAATGTAAGCATTTTATCAAGGGGTAATTTCGCGGTTTAAAGTTGTTTGAAATGCTTGTACTGCGGTGTAATAATTAGACGCTTCGGTATCCGTTAAACCATCACCAATAGTGGAAAAACAATATTCTGCAGTAGTAGCATTAGAAGAAGATCCTGCGGCGTTAAGTCCATTTAAATAAAAAGTAAAATTATCTACTGGTGTTAAAGACGATGATGCTCTCGATGATTTGACACCATTATTAAAAACCATTTTATCAATGCCGTCTATTCTATTTGCTACAACCATGCCATTACTTCTTTGAAATAAAGCAGAATCATCACCCCCATTAACTAAATTGTCATTTGTTGCGTTTGTTCCTCTTAAAGAACATCCTTTAAGTGTTGGAGTTGTTGCATAAACTCCCATTTTATATGTTCCTGTTCTTGAATCTCGATTATAAAAACCAAAATGTATTGAGTTTTGTGACATTTCACTTGGTCTTATATTGGTATTCATAAAGCCATTGGTTGTAAATGCTCCAGTGCTTGAAAAAGTCCATCCTGTCGAAAAACTACCTGTAAAACTTGAAGATTTAAGATTCTGAGCACACGCTGCCGCACTTGCCCCAACCATTGGATAAGCCGCTTTTGTTTTAGTCCAAATGCCATCAGTTTTCATCTGAATAACTAATGTATTTACCGCAATTTGTTCCGTTGCAGATAGCGTTCCCCCTGCCGTTGTAACTCGGTTAAAAAATGCTACTGCATCAGCATCAAATTGCCCTATCGAACTTGCTAAAAATCCGTGTGTTGCTAAAATCATATTTATTAACTTACTATATCTCCAAATAAATACCACTCATCAGTGCCTATCTTTATTAAAGTAGCACCGCTATACTGCACGTTTAACTTCAATTTACCTCCGTTACTTCTTACTGTCACTCCACTTGTTGCAACTACTGTAGTTTGACCTGCTCCATATTGAGCAAGTAAAATTTGAGTTCCTGTAGGAAATGCAACTGACGAATTTAAAGGAACAGTCAAGTTGTTTGCACTTGCCACGTTCATTTCAACCAACTTGTCAGCATCAGACAAAACAAGGGTGTAAGATGCGGTTTGGCGGTTGGTTGTAATTAGTTTATTTGTCTTGCTATCTAAAGCACTCTGTAAATCGGTTTGGTCTGATAATGTACCTGTAATTGTACCCCAAGCAGTTGCACCGCCTTTAGAGATTAAATCACTATCGGTAATGCCGTCTTTCCACCAATATTCAACAACAGACCCACTCACTAAAATTCCCACCGTTAAACCTTTATAACGTAGGGTTGAGCCTATCTCACTCTTTGCAGTCGCTACATCCGCATAAGGTCCATATTTGGCATCTACTGCCGTGTTAGAACCTACTACGATACCTGCCGATAATTGTATACCTGATAATGCCATTTTATGAGTTTCTTAATTCGATTGTTGGGTTAGAGTTAGTCAATGCTGATTTACTAACGTGAACTTTATATGATTGTGCAGTCCAATAACTATCAGGTGAATTAACACTTTCAGTCGCTACCGCTTCAAATACTACCGTGATTGCTCCGTTATCCAATGCCGTAACATAGTAAACCGTTTTTGTAGTTGATGCTGCTGGGTAAGCAACCGCCAAGTATTGAGCAGATACATTGTAAGGTACACTCAAAGTACCCGTTGAACTTGCTACAACTTTGGTTGCAGTTCCTGCTGCTATTGCAGAAGCCATATCACTTGAGGTAATTGGTGAACTTGATTTCAAATAGAACCAAGGATAAACACCCGTAACCGTTGGGCTTGATGCTGAATCCGTAGCCGTTCCGCTTACACGAGAAGCATCCAAGTTAGTGCCTACATTTCCTTTGTTATCAAAATAATCGCCTGTACCTGCATCGTGGTTAACCGTTACCGCCCAGTTATTTGATCCGTCAGCAATTACATTTGAAACCGCTAATGTATTACCTGCTTGTGCAGTAGATGAAATTCCCGTACCCGTGAAAGTGTATTGAGTTGCAGCACCAACTAAAGGATTAGCGTTAGTCGTTCCGTCTCCGTTAAAGATTGCACCCCTATCAAATGTAGCGGTTAATGTTCTTGAAATAGTTTGACCTACTTCCAATATGCCACTTGAACCGCTTATTGTTAAGTTTACTGATTTTGCAGTTTTAATAGATGCCAATATAGTAGGGAATAAAATAGTGTCTAACACCTGAACCAATGTTTTTGACTTCCAAAATGATGCTGGTTGTACAGTTGCCCCACCTACTGCAACACTATTAACCGCATCTGCAATGGTTGAGTTGTAAATAGTGCCTAACGAATTTGAAGAAAGTGTTAACCCTTCATTTGCGTCTACTGACAAAGTCGCTTGTTTCGCATCCAATTGAGTTTGAATCGCAGATGTAACACCGTTTAAATATTGAAACTCCGCATTACTTACCGTGCCGTCAGCCAACTTTGCAGCGTCTATTCCTGTTGCAATTTTATCGTTGTTTACAACTCCGTTGTCAATAGTCCAAGTTGCTCCACTTGCAGAAACGGTTATATCTCCTTTGTCACCGTCAGAGATGCCACCGCCTCCGCTTATTGTTATATTTCCGCTTCCTAAGAGAGATTCGTTGTTAATGGTCTTGATATTAGTGCCACTTACTAAAGTTGCTTGTTTAGCGTTTAAAGCTGATTGTGTCGCACTTGAAATAGGCTTGTCAGCGTCAGCGGTATTGTCTACATTGCCTAAACCTACATCACCTTTAACAAGAGATACACTTCCTGTTTTACCTGCAACACTTTGCACAGGTGCTTCACTTTTAATCTGAGCAATGCTTATTTTTTTTGTAGTAGATGCTGAATTGTCAACGATAGGTAGAACGTCGTCTGTTGCTATCGTAACTATGGCATCTAAGGCACTAATTTTTTTATCTGGCATTATAGTAAAATTTTTGAGTCATCTTCTTGAAGCAAGAAATCACCGCTTTCCAACAATAGGTAAGCAATGGTCTCAGGTGCTTCGATTTCGTATATTTTTTCGTTGAGTTCAACGGTGTATTGCGTCGCTGCTGTCGGATTAAAGTCAACTTTTACAAGCCCTTCTTCTACTAACTCGTTAGCAAGTTCAGGATTTGTATTAACTGATGAAGTCTGAGCGTAGATTCTATACAGATATTCTCCTGCATCAAGAGTAACGGTTGCACCTTCTGTAATTGCAAACTCGTTATAACGCTCTTTGTAAGTAGAAATATCAGTTAAAAGAAAGTTGTATTCTACGGCAGTTAAACGATGTTTAAGGCTAAATAAATAGTAAGGATTAGAGATAGTGGTTTTCTCTGTTAAAGTCAAATACCAATTCTTGCTCTCTGCCTTATTTATCTGTAGCATCTATACTTAAATAATAAAAATCAATTTTTGGCAAATAAAAAAAGGGTGACCGAAGCCACCCCTTTAATAAAGAAACTATGAAAACTTAAATCGAGAGAGCAGTCACAACAGAAGCCTGAACTAAATAAGGTGCTTCAGACTCAATCGCACTCAAAGTGAAATTGTATCCATAATTGTCACCCATTGCAGTTCCTGTTTCAGAAGTCATAGCGGTGATGTCGCAACCGTATTCTTTTCCAACAAGCCAGTAAGCGTCGTTGTTGTCTTGAACGATACAGAATACTCTGTTTTGAGCAAGTAATTTCAACTCGTTACGCTTAGTAGTAGCAAGTTTTCTCAAACGAGCCACAACGTCAGTCTGATTGAATACAGTTCCGTTTTCAGTTGATACGTTAGTAGTGGTAGTCATAGAACCCACACCCTTAGGCATCTCGTATGTATATACGCTGCCTGAAGCGATGGTGGTAGCAGTAACCTCTCCACCGCTAACGGTAAATCCTGTTGATGCAAAGTCAATCAAATGGATAGCTTTTACGCCACCTACTGAATCTTTGCAATCTAAAGTAAAACCTGCGGTTAAGTTACAAGCCATTTTCTACCTCCTTATGCTAATTTAAACTGAACGATTTGATCAGGGAAAGCGAACTGAACACCATACTTCATGGTAGCACGGAAACGAACTTCGTCGTTGTCCTGGCTGTACCAGAATCTGTAGTCCTCTTCTTCGTTAGCAAGGTCAGTACCTACAAAGAAGTTGCTCAAACGACCTAAGAACATACGGTTAGTACCGTTCAATCCACCTACAGCAACCATTTTAACGTTAGTTGCAGGAATCATGATTTCCATTCCGTCGCTATCAGCAGCGTAGTGGAACAAGTTGTTATTTCTAAGAGCAGTAGTGTACTTCTTGAAAGTATCAATACCTACCCACAAAACGATGTCAGAAGCATCAGAGATATCAGCAGGGATAACGTTGTAGATGTTATCAATCAAATCGTCTACGTTAGCAACTGTGATAGAAGTAGCACTTGAAGTGTTACCAGCAACAGTAGAAGCAGAAGCAGCGTCAATCAACTTAATGAAACCGTCAAACTTGTTAGTGTTAGGGTTAGTGTTGGTAGTTGCTGTGTCACCTTGCCACATTGCGATTTCTAACAATTTAGCGATGTTGTTTGCTTTGTCTTGTCCGATTTGCTCCTCGAAAGGTACTGAAGTTGGAGAACCTGCAGCGATTTGAGTCTGCATCCACTTTGCTTCCAAAGTCTTAGGGCACAAAGTCTCTTCAACTTTGATTTTACCTACAGTGATGTTACGCTGAGAGAAAGTAGTGTTACCTGAAGCAGTGTAACCGCAACCGTCAGTTTGAAAGTAAACGTCAGAAGTAAGGATGTTTAAAGCCTCTGCAGACTTCACACCTACTTGAACTTGACCTGCTGCTTGTAAAATAGCTGCAGTTTTTGAACCAAACAAAGACTTAAGTACTAACTCTGTAGACTGCTCGTTGGTGTAATTTGCTAAGGCTGATACGTTAAATGCCATTTTTTTATTTATTTTTTAGGGTTTGTGCAATTTTCATGATGTTCGCAAACTGCTCTTCTTTCTTAGAAAGTTTTGCAGGTGCTTTTGTTGGTTCTTCAGATGGAAGTTCTGCTACTTTTTCAACTAAATCAACGGTCTTAGAAAAGATGTCTTTAATTGAGTTGAATTTAGCCTCTTGTTCTACATTCTTCTTTTCGATAGCCTCTAAACGTGCTACTACTTCATTGAACTTGTCTAACAAAGAATTGAAACTTTCAACGGTTGCAAACTCAGTTGCTGTAACTTCTACTTCAACTTCTTCTTCGATTTCTACGATTTCGGTTACAATACCGCCTTCAGTAGTTACAAGCATACCGCCTTCTACTTCGTGAGTTGCATCAGGAGCGCTTATTAAGCCTTCGCCAGTTTGTACAAAGATTGCAGTACCTACTGCAAGTTCGCCCTCCCATTCAATGATCGTGCCATCTACTAAAGTGGCAGTTTCCATCTTCACCTCTTGTTTCTCTTCTGAGAAACCTAACAAGGTTCTGATTTCTTGGATTACTTCTTTTGAATTCATTTTATATATAATTAGTGGTTTGTTTTTTTTGGCTCAATTTTTACCGTCCCATTGTTCCAACACTCTTTTCAACTTCTTCATCATAGCATTGGCAATTTTGTCTTCTACGGTCTCTTCAAAGTCAAAAAAGCCCTCTACAGAAAACCCTTTGAACTCGCCCTCTTTTACTCTCTGCCAAATAGATTCATCGTTTACTATGTATGACAAAAACCATGATCCGTCTGCAACTTCTTCATATCCTTTTGGAGGCATTATGCCACGCTCTCTGTCAACTATGAATGACTCAAGTAGAGAAAGTCCGTTTACTGCTTTATCGTGATGAATATTTACCGCATCGTACTTGTCACCCTTTGCCCATTTCTTAGCAATCTCCCAAATAGTTTCTTTGTCGAAAACAACATAGTATTCTCCTCTTGTTTCGTCGTAACGGTAAATCGGTAAATCAGCAATCATTGCAGCACCTGAGATAATACGCTTCTCTTCGTTCTGAATCTCAAATCTTGCTTTTCTTGCTTTGCTTAATTCTAACTCTTCAAGTTTGCGTTCAGTCCATCTCAACATTTCTTCACCACCCCACAATAAATAAGAGATAGTTCCACACGCTTTAGTGTCTGATGGGTTGTAGTATTCTTTAGCCCTTGACAAATAAGAGTAAGTGCGTTTAATCGTTTCAATAGACAGATTCTCGTTTGCCACTAACTGTCTGGCTCTGTTTTTGCCCACCAAAGTTGCACACTCATTTCCGATAGCCTCGTTTAGATTGATGCCTCTCTGTGCGTTTTGACTTGCCGCTTTAGGATAGTCGTTGAAGAATTCTTGTTTATTGAAATATTGAAAATCTTTTTCTATTGCAGGGTTAGTCACAAGTGACACGAACTCTACGCCTGTTTCATCTTCAGGATTTATAACGAGTTTGTAAATTGGCAAATCCATTCTATTATAATTATTGTTTATTGATTTTTGGCTTAGTTTAACCACCTAACACGCTTACATTCTGATTAGTCGCTGCTCTTCGTTGTGTTCTTGTGATGTCACCTTCTAACACGAATACTCTTCTCTCTTGTGTCAAAATGTCTTGACCTTGTGGTAATCTTGTAGTTGGAACATTGATTAATCCACTACCTGAGTTTGAATTGCTTAATGAGCCAGGTGCAGATGGTGATGATTGTGGATTGTATTTTTGTTTTCTAATAACTGCTATTCTTGCCAAACCTTGTGCAATAGCTACACCTGCTGCTATTTGCGCACGGATAATAGAAGTAGGATCACCTGGAATGATTTGTGATAAATATGCTTTATTTGCTGCAAAATATGTATCTACTATACTCGTTGCAATAGCGAGATTTTGTTGTGCCTTAAAATACTTTTTAGATTCTTGTGCCTGAGTAGAACTTAAAGCCTCATACAAATCGCCATAAATAGAAAGAGTGCTATTTGCAATTTCTTGAGCCTCATTAAGACGAGCGATTTTAATATCATTTTGTCTTTGCTCTTCTTGTGCCTGATAGTATTTATCTATTTGAGCCTTTCTTTGCTGATATTGCTCTCTTGATATAAGTTCTTTTAAAAATATTTCTTCTAAGAATTGTAAGTCTTTTTCTTTTTGAATTCTTAATTCAGCAGCCTCGATTGAAAACTGAGCTTTTAAATCATTTGTAAGTAACAGATTATTTAAAGTTCTTTTGCCTCTGATATTTACAAATCCTTCTTCTTCAATTTTAAACCTATCAAGTTGGTATTGCCTAACTAATTCCTCTAATTGTTTTAATTGCTCTTTATTAGCTAAGTATTCTTCTTGCTGAAGTTTAAATTGTTGCTGATTGAAATCCGCCTGAGCTTTTAACTTCTCATCATTAAGAGCCTTTAATCGTGCATTTTCATTTGCCTGAATAATAAGAATGTTATTACTTGCATCTAAAGCCGCTTTTTCTGCTTCTGTATAACCTTCTTCGCCTTGTTTAAGGATTGCAAGTTTTTGATTTGCAAGAATCTCTTCTTGTTTTGCAATCTCAAGGCGTTTTTGGAATAATGCTGCTTCACTATCACCTCTTGCTTCCATTACCGCAAGTTCTCTGTTTAGTGAGTCAACAAGTTTCTCCTGAGTCTTAATAGCCTCTTCTGCTGCAAAGTTTGTAAGTCCTATGCTATCTGTAAACCCTTTAAACTTTTCTTTTAGTGAATCGAATAACTTACCTATTTGATCTCCGAATAAACCAACTACAGCAACCAAAGCCCCAATACCAGTAGCAGCAAGAGCAAGTTTAACTCCTTTCAGAGTTTTTATCATGTTCAAGAAGCCGCTATTGATAGCCTTAATTGCAGGAGCAAACTCTTTTAAATCTCTAAGTCCTTGAGCAAATACCATTGCTCCCTGAACTTTTACTAAGACCTTGTCTAACTCTTTGCTCTCTCCACCAAATAAAGCCATAGCACCTGCAGCAACTTCAAACCCTGCTGCAACTCCTTGAATAGCACCAAATAGCTTTTGAGTGTTGCTTCTATTAGCGTCTACAGCTTGGTCTAAAAGTTCAAGTTGACCTTTATATTCACCTGCTCTCTTGATTGCGTCTTTAGTACGTTGGTCATTTATACCAAATTGTAAGGCAAGTGCCTCTGCCTCTCGTTGGGTTTTTGCAACTGCATCACCCAAATCTTCATAAACTGTTGCTGCCTGTTGAACGGTTTGTATGCCGTTAACATCTACGTCTATTTTAACTGCTGTTTCTATTGCCATTAGTGTCCGTGTGTTATAATCCAATATTGAGTTCCGTCTGATACTACTTGATCGTAGCCGTTTTTAGCGTTATCTGTGTGCGAGGTTGCGTCATCTATTAAAATAGAGCCATCACCTGCGTTTATAGTAACTGAGTGATTACTTGCTGTCTTTTTAATTGTGTACATTTTACCGCTATTTGCTGCCGTTGGTGTTGGAAGAGTTACGGTTATTGAACCTGCGTTAGTGTCGCATAAAATTAGCCAATCTTCTGAAGTAGCCAAATAAGGACTATCTGCGTCTG